CGTCTTAACTCCGAACATAGCCGAAGACACCACGCGGTGACCAACCATGATTTTGTCGGACACTTCGGTGGAAAGGAACTGGTATTGTTTGTCGGCATCGGAAAGCGGGAACGGCTCGAAGTCAGGTTTGCGGTCGGGAGAGTCGGAGTAGGTGACAATGAACTTGCCGGCATTCGTAGCCCCGGCCAATTGGCGTTCGATGTCGTTTCTGATTCTCAAACGCTCCTCCTGCGCTGGGACTCCGTTCTTGAAGTGAATGGTGAACGAAGGGGCCAACCCGTTCTTGATATTGTTTATATGGTATTTGCCGATTTCCTTGTCGAGCTCGATGTAGTCAATGGAGCCGATGTAGTCGGGCTTGGGATAGTAGTATGAACCGGGAGAGAACGGCTTGACGTACAAGATTTGGACGGGGTAGTCCACCGAGTCGGACGGGTCAAATGCACGCACCACCTCCGGCTCAGACGACTTGTCGGCCCAGTCCTTTGAGTAGTAGTAGAAGTTCACGTCTTCGTTCTCGTCTACTTCCGCGCTTCGGATGTTCTCGAAGGGGCAGTGGCGCACCTTGGCGATGGTGCTTCGGTCGATAGAGTACACCACCTCCAATGCGAACCCGCCTTGAATCTTGAGGTCGAGACACGCTTTGCGGACCTCGTCTTGCAAACCCCACTCCTCAATTTTCAAACGCGCCTCTAACGTATCGGCCTGTACGCCGTCGCCGAAGATCATGTACGCAATGGAGGTACACAGGGCGTTATGCGTGGCGCTCGACTTGTAGAGGTCGATGAGGTATTGAGGGAAGAGGTTGTCGTCGCCGTAGTTTACGAACCCTTGATTCGAGGGCTTCTCGGCGTACGAACGCTCTTGGTATTCTTTGAGCTTCAGTAATTCCATGTCATTCGTAATATATGACGTTGTCAGGGATTGTCACGGTTGGGATGGTCCACGCGGGTTCGTCGCTCACCTTGCAAGTGCCCACCTCACACACCCCCACCACCACCGCGTCGGTAGGGTCGAGGTTAAAGTCGGAGTTTTGGCCATAGATGGTGTAGGTGTAGAGGCCCGATTCGGTCAAAAGGATTTCCCCGTTCACCGGGTCGTCGTTGTTTGTCGGGAGGTCCGCTTGGGTATATCTCTCGTTGTCGTATTGAAAGTTGAAGATGCAAGCAAACTGCTCCTCGGTGGCCTGATTTGTCAAGACCAAAAGGTAGTCCGTAAACGCGGCAAGGAACTTGCGCGCTTCAAACGGCGTGGTATAGACGACGTTGGTGGCAGAATTTGGGACAAGGTGAATCATAGGTCTAAATAAAAAAGGGGAAGGCCAACGCCCTCCCCCTCCTTGTAACAATAACGGCCTAAGGTGGCCCGGTATTTTCGCAGTCTTAAGGTGCAGCCGTGATCGTGATGTTTACACCACTTGGTGCGCCTGCGGTCAACGCCAAGAATGGAGCTGGGGCCACCTCTTGGGCAGAGAACTCAATCGTGAATCCGTTTTGGTCTCCGGCAGCGGTTCCGGTCTGGGCGGTTCCGCCCGTCACTTCGACGCCGTTTTTGTGTCCCATGACGAACCAGTTGTCGTTGTTGTCTTGAACCAACACCGCCATGCGACCTTTTACGAGGTTGCTAATTTCTGCGATGTCCGCAGCGGCAACCTTGTTGAACGTCACCGAGCAAACTTGGTCAAAGTAGACCGTACCTGCGGCGAGGTCGGAGGTGATAGTTTGATTCAAGGAACCAGACCCACGGGTCATGTCGTAGGTGTAGAAGGTTTCAGCTGCAGTGGCGTCGGCCACTTCGCCGCTCGCTTCGTCGTCCCAAAATCCGTCAGTCCATTCGGAAACGTAGATGCGTTTGATTCCACCGAGGGCATCCTTACACCCTACGCCCCGTCCGGCCAAAGTAAGTGAACAAGCCATGTTTTAAGGTTTAGGGAGAGGCGGGGGAGCCCGAAGGCCCCCCGTTGTCTCGGTTAGTTATTAGCTAGTGCGGTAAGCGAAACCAGCAGAAGGAGCATCCACAATTTGCGTACCTGCAGAGAACTGCATGATGACGCGGGTCACGTCGTCGCCTGTGACACCTGTCAAGTCCAGGATAGACGCTTGGATGTGGTCAGTCAAGAGGTTCGTACCGAAGTACAAGTTGTCAGCACGAGACAACAAGAATGCGTCGTTTGGCATACCTGCGGGCGTGATGATCTCATACCCAGCGTAGCGCGTAGCCAATCCGTCGTTCAAGAACGGCAGAGAGTACGTTGCGGCGAGGGCTTGGTAGTAGAGTTGTGCAGAGGCACGAGACATGAACAACTTGGTGTTGGGGTCGCCCGCGATAGCCGTTGGAGCTTCGGCGGTCAAGTCAGCCAAACGCGTCAAGATGTTTGCGTTCGTAGTTGCACCTGTCAACTGCTGCATGGTGCCGGCGTTGTAGCCGTCCACCAAGTGACGACACAAGCCGTCGAAAGAGGTGTACGTTGCTCCGGAGTCGGTTCCGTCTGCGCTGTTGAAGTTTCCTGCCCACAAGTTGCGCTCCACAGACTCGGCCACCTTAGCGGCGACGTATTGAGCCGTGTAAGTCACGAAGTCGGCGGGTGCTCCGTCGTTCTGAGAACGAATCAAGGCAGACTCCCACGTGGCGCGGAGGTCGGCGTTGCACACCTGCTCGTTGACTTTGAGGGCAGCCGCTTCGAGGACGGCTTCACCCACGGTCAATTGACCAGAGGCAGGGGTTGAGAAACCGCAGTCGTCGTTGGCTTGGATAGCCGCGCCGGAGAACTTCCGGAGAACTGCTTTTGAGTGGACGTTTTCGATTACTGAGACGTAACCGTTTGCGATGGTGTCGGCTGCGAGGATAGCGGCAGACACGTATGGACGCGCTGCAACTCCTGCGTAGGTTCCGACGGCAACTGATGCGTTAGCCATGTTTTAGGAAAATTGATTGAGGAGGGCAGAGACGCGCTCCGAGGTTGATAGATTCTTGAGGTTGACGGGCTCCACGTTGGCCGTGGGTGCCGCGTGCTTCAAACCACCTTCGGCGGCTTGCTTCTTCATTGCTTCGAGTTCCGCTTTCACGGAGGCCAGCTCGACCGCTACGGGGTCGTCTTGTGGTTCTTCGGTTGCTTCGGCAACGTCTTCCACTTCGGGCTCTTGTGAGGACATCTCTTCTTTGTCTTCCGCTTCGACTTCCTCTTCCACGACCTCCTCGGATGGTTCCTCAGCGGGAGCGAGGGCAGCGATGGCCTCGGCGATCAATGCCTCGACCTCTTCGCGGGTGACGTAGTTGATAGTCACTTCTTCCATCTCTTCGTCTTCTTCGGACAACTTCTGGTCGGGAGCGTCCTTCGTAGGTGCTTCCTTTGCGGGTGCTTCTGCGACGGGCTCTTTGGTCTTGGGCGCGTTGCTGTCGGCCTTGCCTTCTTTGCCTTCGCCCTTGCCTTCGATGCCGGCTACCTTGCCGCCGTCGGCAATTTTGAGCACGCTTCCATCTTGCAAGGTGTAGTCACCTTGAGGGAGCGGGATGCGCTCACCCTCGTCGTTGATGATGTACGCTTCGGCACCTTCGGAGAAGTCGTCGGCGTCGGTGTAGATGACGGTGCCGTTTTCGAGTACGGCTTCTGCAAGTTCGGTCCGGGGCTCCTCCGTCACCGTGAGGTTGACGTTGAAACGCTGGAAGACTTCTTGCACTCGTTCTGAAATGGTCATGAGGTCCTTTTTTGGTATAAGTATTTGGAGGGGTTATTCCTCAAGTTGGTTGGAAAATTCTTTCTCGATGGCCTTGAGGAGCTCTTCGTTGAGCTTGGCCTCGGCCCAGCGACGGGCCGCCTTGCCACCCCACAAGAGGTAAGAGATGGTTCCACACGCGGACGTGTCGCCCTCGTCGTAGTATTCCTCCGCCCGTGCCAAGTACGAGGCCATACGCTTGACAGTCTCCAAAGACACGGGTTCGCCGTTGGCCAGTTGCTGCGCCCGGACCTTGCCTGTTTGCGTGGCACACTTGTTGCCGTGCTTCTCGTTGAGTTCAATGCCTCGCTTGGCGTTGTTCTTCACCGCGTCGGGGTAGTCGGTGAACGACTCCATGACAACCCGCGTGCCTGACTTGGTGCGTCCGTCGCCTTTGACGATGGCCCTTGCAAGCTCGGCAAGCATCTCGTCCTCGGAGTTCTTCTTCATCTTGTCGACGAAGTAGCCCTCAATGGAGAATCCTTTGACCTTGCCCTCTTTGACCCACTCTTGCCAAATGGCCTCGTTGTCTACTTTGACCGCCACCATCCAAGTACCTACGGGCACGTCCAAACCATACACGCGGCTCTTGTCCTTCTCCTTGTCCTCGACCATCCACGACTCTACGACCGTGAGGCCGTTGATGGTGTGTTCGTGTTCGAGGGTGTGGTTGGATTGGTTGCCGTGCTTGAGGTAGAGTTCGGCTGCCTTGCGAACGGTGCTCTTGGAGAAGTAGACGTAGAATTCTTCTTCGCCGTTCTTCCGATAGATGGGTTTGTCGGGCACGAGGGCCGGGCCGATCAAGATTCTCTTGTCGGTGTGGGCTTCGGCAAAGTCGACCCGCGCCTCTTTTAGGGCGATGAAGTCGAGTTCGATGGCCGGACGGTCGACGAGGGAGATGGCGTCGATTCCATACAACTCTGCGTCTTCGTCAATTATCAGTTCTACGATTCTCATAATGCGGCTTGTTCTTTGATTTTCTGATTTGCTTGTTGTGCGTTGCTGACGTTCTCGGAGACGACATACGCTTGTATCGGCCCCTCTTGTCCTGCGCCTTCGCCCAAGAATCCGAGGTCGAGTTGTGGGGGTTGTGTTCCGCCTCCCGCTCCGGTCGGTGTGCTGACACCACCAAGTCCACCCGTCGATGCCGAGGGCGCGGAGGGGGTGCCTCCTCCACCTTGAAATTTGGTCTTGGAGATGACGGCAATTTGAGCCAAGCCCGACGCAATGGCCGCACCTGCCGCGATGCTTGCGCGAATCGGTGCATCTGGGGTGGGGATGGTCAGTTGACTTGCGTAGGCCGCCGTCGCACTTTGGTACGTTTGAATGGTTGCCTGTGCGATTTGTAGCGCCTTGTTAATTTTGAACGCTTTTTTTTGTGACTTCTCGGTGTCTTTGGCAAACGCACTTGTCAAGCCCTGCAATGCTCCCAACGTGCCTTGCGCGATGGCCACACGTTGTTGAGCCGCTGCCAGCTCGTTGGCGATCTCTTGGTCTCTGCGTGCTTTGTCCTCTGCTGCCGCCTTGTCTTTTGCTTCCTTCTCCTTTTGCAAGCGATCAAGAAAAGCATCGAGCGCGGCCTGTGCTTCCTCGGCTTCGAGGGCCGCTTGTTCTTCTTGCTGCGCCCTTGCCTCTTCGTTAAGGGCAAAGAGGGAGTTTTGGAGTTCCGTTTGGAGGGTCAAACTTGCCGTCCGTGCATCGGCCGCCGCTATCTCTGCATCGGCTACCGCTTGTAACCTTTCCTCCGTCTCACCCTGCAATTCAATTTCACGACGCAGAAGCTCGGCTCGTTGTTCGGAGATACGGACGTTTTCGTCGGCGATTTGCTTGTCAATGGCCGCCGCCTTCTCCGCTGCCGCGATTCGTTCCTCAATGGACAAGCGGGCGTCGTCACGTTGCCTCTTGAGTTCCTCTACCTCGGCGCGGCTTTGTGCCGTAGTCACGGCCAAGTTCCTCTCGGCATCGCTCAACTTTTGCAACTGCCTCTCAAGGGCGGTTGCTTGCTTGACTGCCGTTGCCGTTTGTGTAACGTATTCTTTGACCGCTTCAGCAGCATTCACAAAAGGTTCTGCAAGTGCTCTTTTGTTCTCTTCTTGTGCTTGCCTAATTTTCTCTTGTTCCTCTTGCACCTGTTTTAGGCTC